AACCGTGGGCTACTGAGTTAGTTAATCAGCTTGTCAGGTTTCCGTTAGGTAAGTATGACGATAAGGTAGACTCTTGTTCATTATTCGCACGAATGATTAACGCCCTATGGGGTGCTACAATAGACCAAGATCGAGAACATGAGCCAATTGATAGATACGATAGGGCATTTGATGAAGATTACGAAGAAGACTCGTGGAAGCTTGCGTGATGAAAAGGTAGGTATTTGATGGACGTTCAGTTAGAAACATTAGTTCAGTATTTCGAAGACTCGGCATCTTCATCAGCAGAGGCTCGAACAGAGTCAGAAAGGGCGCGTGACTATTATGACGGCATCCAGTTAACAGCTGAAGAAGTAACAGAGCTTAAAAGCCGTCAGCAGCCGCCCGTTATATTTAATCGCATTCAGCCTAAGATAGATTATTTACTAGGCTCAGAACGAAATCAGCGGTCAGATCCTAAAGCATTTCCACGAACGCCAAACCATGACGAAGCAGCAGACGCGGCAACGGATGGAATTAGATATGTTCAGGATAACAACAACTTTGATGAACTGGCTTCTGATGTGTTTGAGAATGGGCTTATTGAGGGTACTGGCGGAGTATCGGTTGAGGTTGACCCAGAAACATTAGATATCACACTTAAGCGTGTGGCATGGGATAGATATTTCTTTGACCCTCATTCAAGAGAAAAGAACCATTCGGACTCTCGTTATGATGGCGTGGTTATGTGGATGGACTTCGAGGAAGCTAAAGACAAATGGGGTGAGAAGGCCGACGAGCTGGATACCCAGATGGAGCATGCCCTATCAACGGGCGAAACGTTCGAAGATAAACCGACATCTAGACATTGGTTTGATAGCAACAGAAAGCGGGTGATGGTCGTCCAGATTAGCTTTATACATAACTCTAAATGGTTTACGGCAATCTATACGAAAGGCGTATTTCTGGAAGAGCCGAAAGAATCGCCTTATGTAGATGAATTAGGTAAGCCTGAAAACCCTTTAATTATGGCGTCAATGAAGGTTGATAGGCAGGGTAATAGGTATGGGGCCGTAAAAGGCTTGATTGATATTCAAGACGAAATCAATAAGCGCCGGTCAAAAGCTCTTCATATCTTGAACACTAACCAAACATTCAGCAAAGAAGGCCACCTCAAGAACATAAACCGATTTAAGCGAGAAGCTAACAAGCCAAACGGCCATTTAGAATTTCCGAGTAACGGCACATTTGGGAGTGATTTCGGTATCATTCCAGACGCCGGTTTAGTAGCTAGTCAGTTTCAGATGTACCAGGAGTCTATTCAGCAGATGGATTCAGTAAGCGCTAACGCGGCGTTATCAGGTCAAGCCGATCAAGGCTTATCAGGTCGAGCGGTTCAAGCATTACAGCAAGGCGGTTCAATAGAGTTAGCGCCATTATTTGATGTACATCACCAGTGGAAACGTCGAGTCGCTAGGGCTATTTGGTCACGAATTAAACAGTACTGGAGTGAAGAGAAGTGGCTGCGCGTTACCGATAGTGAAGAGAACCTCAAGTGGGTAGGGTTAAACGCACCGGTTACGATGGCGGAACAAGCTGTAATGGATAAAACCGGCTCAAGCTTGGCAGATGTTAAAAGTCAATTTGGAGTACAGATTCAGCAGGTAGTAGCGCAAGACCCGCAATTAGGCCAAGTGGTTGACGTATCAAATCAAGTGGCAGAGATTGACGTAGATATCATTCTTGAAGAAGTGCCAGACACTGTAAACCTTCAAGGCGAACAGTTTGATATGCTGGTTAAGATGTATCAAGTTAACCCACAATCAGAACAGAACCCGAAAGGCATACCGTGGGATGCTATAGTCGAGATGTCTACGCTAAGAAACAAAGACAAGATTCTAGGCAACGATCTAACGCCAGAGCAGCAGGCAGCACAAGAGCAGCAACAGCAAGTCATACAGAAAAATGCACAAATACAGGAAGCTCTAGCGCAGTTAGAGGCTAGCAAAACTCAATCAGAAATAGAGAAGAACCAAGCTACAGTGGCGAAAACTAATCAAGAGGCTACACAAAAGCAGATTGAAAACGCGCTGATACTGGCTAACCCTAGCGCCACAAATGTTTCTATATAGTTATAAACTATGAATTAGATTGATAAGATAGTAAAATTGCATTAAGTAATAAGCGCCACCGGCTTTTCGGGTGATCGTGACGCCAACGCAAGGGCGATGAGGAAAACGTAATGGAAAGTTTAGCAGCAGTATTTGAAGACGGCGAGCCAGAAGCAGTTGAAACCATAACTGAAACAACAGAAGTGGTTGAAGAAGTGGCAGCGGTAGAGCCCGAAACGGTCGAAAAACAGGAAGAACCGGAAGCGACGACAGCGCCGGAAGTGCTAGAAGCAGAACCCCAAAGCGTGCCAATTAAGGCATTGATGGCAGAGCGAGAGAAACGGCAAGCAGCAGAAAAGCAGGTGGCTGAGTTTAATTCCAATAAGGAAAAGACCCCAGCGCCGGATGTTTTTGACGATCAGAAAGCTTATACAGAGCACATGCAAACAGAATTCAATCAAGCCATATTTAATGAACGGGCTAACATGAGCGAATTTCACGCACGGCGCGAGTATCAAGACTTAGATGATAAAATCGAAGCGTTCCAAGCTTTAAAAGCTACGAACCCAGCGCTAACAGCTCAAGTTCAGAATGCAGCTAGCCCATATCATGAAATTGTGGATATAGTCACAAAGCATGAAAAAATGGAAAAGATGCAGAATATTGATGAATTTGAAGCAACAACCAGAGCTGAAATAGAGGCAAAGGTTAGAGCAGAGTTAGAAGCTGAGTTTAGTGGCAAGCAGAAAGCCGATAAAAACCTTCGCGATTCCATCCCAACATCGCTAGTGAGCGAGCCCAGCAAAGGTACGGTAACGAAGCCGACTTGGGCGGGAGCGTCGCCACTTAATAGTATTTTTAATGATTAAGGTGAATAATTATGGCTGATTCAAGTGCAGCAACGGGCTTAACCGTCCAACAGTGGGATGAGAAATTCTTTGTAGATTCTTTGAACGCTTCAATCTTTAAGCCTTTTATGGGCTCAAAGAGTAATTCAATTATTAACGTGAAAGAAGATTTAACTAAAAAGCCTGGTGACTCTGTTACCTTCAGCTTAGTTAACGCTCTTTCTAACTCGGCAGTAACTGGCTCAAGTACGCTAGAAGGCAACGAAGAGGCATTAGTTTCACGTAGCCAGAAAGTAACAATCGACCAATATCGTAACGCGGTACGTGTACCAGTTCTAGAAGATCAGTTTTCTGCTATTCCGCTTCGTAATGCAGGCGGCGACGCTCTTATGAATTGGGAAATGGAGCTAACGCGTGACAAGGTCATTACAGCACTAGGCCAGATTAACGGCGTAGACTATGGGTCGGCTTCAGAAGCTCAGAAAGATGCGTGGTTAGTGGATAACACTGATCGTGTTCTATTCGGTGCAGCACTGTCTAATCATGGTGTAGATCACTCAGCAGCATTAGCTAACATCGACAACACAGCTGACCAGCTAACACCTGGCGCGCTTAGTTTGATGAAGCGTATTGCTAAGACTGCATCACCTAAGATTGGGCCCATCAAGCCCCGTAATGGTGGTGTGACTTCTGATAGCTATGTAATGTTTGTTCCTTCGTTAGTGCTTCGCGATCTAACTAACGATAGTGATTTCATGCAAGCTAACCGTGAAGCGCGTCAACGAGGCAAGCAAAACCCAATCTTTGCGGGTGCTGATTATATCTACGATAACATTGCGATTATCGAAGTTGAAGATATTGGCGTGTTAAGTGGTGTAGGTGCTGGCGCGATTGATGTAGCTCCATGCTATTTGTGTGGTGCGGGCGCTGTAGCAATGGCTTGGGGTAAACGCCCTCAAACTATCGACGAAGAGTTCGACTATGGTGACAAGCAGGGCTTAGCGGTTCGTCAGTGGTACGAAATCACTAAAATGACTTTCGGCACTAATTCAAGCACAGATACGGGTGATTTAAAAGATCACGGCATTGTAACTGGTTTCTTTGCTTCAGTAGCAGATAGCTAGAATAACGGGGCTTAACGGCCCCTCTTAGGAGGTTTATCATGGCTGCTGAAACTTTAACAGCTACACGGGCGGCGTCTACGTTTCCCGTCTTTAAGGCGAGTGGCGCGGGTGATTTATGTTGCGCTTATGGTACTTATGAAATCGCGGCTAATGTAGAAGATGGCGACATCTTTGAAATGTGCCGTTTACCGGCTGGCGCGGTCGTTGTTGGCGGTACTGTTTACGCTGACGATTTAGACACTAACGCAACTGAAACGCTAGATATGGACGTGGGCTGGGCTGCCAATGGCTCAGACGCAGCAGACCCAGACGGGTTTGGCAATCTAGGCGTCTGGACTGGTGATGTTACAGCTGACGTAAAACCGGTAGTTGGCAACATGTTCCCGTTACAAGGCGTTTTGCTAGCTTCAGGGCCGCAAACATTTGTTAATGAGACTATCATTCAAATCGAAGCTAATGCAGCAGCGGCAACGGGTGGTACTGGAACATTAAGCGTAGTTGTTTATTACGTAAACCCATAAATGCTGAAGGGGTGTAAAAGCCCCTTAAATTTTGGTGAAATATGAAATTTAGATATGTTGGCGATGTGACAGGGTTTAGTTTTCGGGGTTATGATTTCCCAATTAATGAACCTGTAAGTGTAAAAGAACAAGATATAATCAATAAACTATCGAATAATTCGCACTTCACTGAAGTCAAGACGCGAAAAACTAAGGCGGTAGAAGATGGCAACAGCGGCGGAAATACGGAATAAGGCAGGCTTTAAACTTGGCGTAAAAGCTATTGGCCAGGCGTTAGAGAATGCTGTATCAAGTGATTTAGACGCGGCATATACGGAAGTTTATAACCGGTTACGCGCTGAAGACCTTGTAAACTGGGCAGAAGCGGCGGAAGTGCCGGATGACTTAGTTAGTCCAGTGGTTGATTTGGTTGCCTTCTCTAGAGCTGATGAATACAAGGTTAATGGCGAGAAGTATCAAAGGTTATTATTAGCAGCATCACAAGCAGAGTTTAGAATTAGGCGCTCGCTTCAAGATGACTATTTTGATAATGAAAACGAGGCTGTCTACTACTAATGGCTATCGTTAATCTACCCTTAATTGGGCCTACATATACAAACCGATCTTTACCAGTTGGCGCGCAGCAAACACAGAACTTTTATGTGACGGTGAATGCACAGGGTGGTGAGCAGCTATCATTCCAACCCTTTCCTGGATTAAAGCCTTTTGCAACTGGAACCGGCTTTAGTCGTGGCGTTGGGCGCTTAAATAACACCTTATACGAGGTGATGGGCTCAACACTAAATAAGATATCATCTAGTGGCGCTGTAACGTCAGTAGGCACGATAGAGGGCTCAGGGCGGTGCGACTTTGAAGAGGACGGTACAAACCTCGTTATAGCGACGGGTGCGGGTAAGCCTTACACGTTTGATGGTTCGGTATTAGTTCAGGGTACTGATGCAGATTTACCAAATGCCTCAACAGTTACTTATATTAATCGGCGTGTAGTTTATGACGGGTCAGGCGGCGATGTTGTATTTGCTGATTTAGACACCCCATTAACAGTAAATAGCGCTAATGTAATCATTGCAGAGTCAAAGCCTGATGACATGAAAGCGGTGTTTGCGTACAAGCAGCAGGTTCACGCTTTCGGTGCCGACTCTATTCAGCCTTTGTATAACACCGGCTCAGGCAATCCGCCATATTCATTCATACTAAATTCTACTCAAGAGATAGGCTTAGGGGCGATTCATTCGGTAGACTCTAATAACTCGTTTGCATACTTTTTAGGCAGTGATTTATCTATCTATCAGTTAGCAGGCTTGAGTTTGCGCGCTATCGGCAACCCAGCGATAGGCCAAGCAATAGAAAACTATTCAGATACAAGTGACGCGTTTGGCGTATGCTTTACGCTAGATAATACTAACTTCTACATGATTTCATTTCCTGCCGGTAATCAAACATGGCTCTTTAATGAGTCTGCTGGTGTATGGACTAACTTGGCTTACGGTGTTGATGGTGATCAGCATTTAATTGGCGGCTACGAGTTTATTTATGGAAAGCATCTAGTCTCAGATTGGCGCAATGGCAATATCTATGAATTAGATTTTGATACCTTTACAGATAATGGCGATTTAATTCAGCATAGAAGAGATACCACTTCAATTAATGGCGGCACATTTGGTAAGCCTGGCGCAACGGTGTTTATGAGCTCGTTGCGGTTGGAAGTCGAAAGTGGCACTAGCTTAGTGACTGCTGAATCGCAAATCATAATGCAATACTCAGACGATAACGGCAGGTCATGGAGCGCTGAAAGATGGCTTTCTATTGGCGATCAAGGCGAATACAGGCATGAACTTGTGTGGTGGGGCTTGGGATCGTTTAAAAATAGGATGTTTCGGTTCACAATGTCAGACGCTATAAAATGGGTATTAATTAAACTGTCTGCTGATGTGGAACTTGATAATGTCTAATCTAGACCCGTTTGTTGTTCAGTGGCCTAGTGCTTGGACTCAAGACCCCGAAATAGGGCCGGTTATACATTATCTTAATCGATATTTGCACGATCTGTTTGTGGTGACGACCGACAGCACTGGTAGCAGTTTGATTACTGACGTAAATATAGCTGAGAAATACCCTTGGCCTACCACCCAGCCTTACGACGAAATAAAAGAATTTGAATACCCTGTCATACCTGAAGAGGTAAAGCAGTTTAACGCGGTTACGGTGTCACAAAACTACACAGCCGTAGACCATGACTTCATGAATGTTACCAGAAGTAGCACTGTAACGTTTCCAAAGTACCCAAACGAAAACAGTGTTATAATCGTTCGTAACGGTGACGGAAGCACAATAAAGTTAGACGGCAACGGCAAGAATTTAAACGGTAGCTCTACAGGGCGAATATCAAGAAAAACGACCTCAATAGAGTTTCATTATTTTATTGATACAGATGAGTGGTTTGCGCGATGAGTTTTGAGCCAGATAGTTTAGAGCATGAATCAGATATACAGGTGATTCTAGAGCAAATATTAAAAGAGCTAATGCTACTTAATGCGCGAATAGAAGAAGCATTTGAAACAAAGATAGTTGAAGAGGATATAAGCTAATGTCTAACGTTATTAAAAGCGGCTCTACTGGCGACACCGCAGAGGTAGACAGTTTTAATAGGCTGCAAACCTTCGCCACATCACAAACAAATGCTACATCACAAGCGCTATTGGGCGACTCTTACAATATAAATACTGGAACCATTAATTTAACGTCAGCTAACGCGTCTGCTTTAATGTATTTAAAGAACACTGATGCAGTGACTTGGACGGTTGGCAGGGTGTTTTATAACGCTGAAGTGTCAACGGGTGGTAGCGGCGGCTGGCTTGCTGAAGTAGCAGC